AGTCTGGTTATTCTGTCCCCCTTTCTTCCGACGGTTCCATTGTGGCCATCGGGGCACCGTTTAATGACGGCAATGGTCAGGACACTGGTCACGTCCGGATCTATGAATGGTCTGGTTCGGCTTGGGTCCAGAAGGGTTCGGACATCGACGGTGCGGCGGATGTCGATAACCGGTCTGGTTGGTCTGTCTCGCTTTCTTCCGACGGTTCCATTGTGGCAATCGGAGCAAATTTGAGTGATGGTAATGGTACGAACGCCGGTCACGTCCGAATCTACGAATGGTCCGGTTCAGCTTGGGTCCAGAAAGGTTCGGATATCGACGGTGAGGCACAATATAACCAGGCTGGTTATTCCGTGTCCCTTTCCTCGGACGGTTCCATCGTGGCCATTGGGGCGATCGGTAACGACGCCAATGGTTCGCTCACCGGTCACGCCCGGATCTATGAATGGACGGGTTCGGCTTGGGTGCAACTAGGAGGGGACATCGACGGTGAGGCGGCGGATGACCGGTCTGGTTATTCCGTCTCTCTTTCTTCCGATGGTTCTATTATGGCCATTGGGGCGATTTATAATGACGGAAATGGTTCGAACGCCGGTCACGTCCGTGTGTATGAGTTACCAAGTTATAAGGTCCTCACGACCGATCAGATCTATACAACATCCAGCGTGGGTATAGGTACGAGCTCTACATCATTTACACTTGAAGTTAATGGTACGGCTGCTAAGACTGGCGGTGGTAGTTGGGATACAACGTCTGATATGAGACTAAAGGACAATATAGAAGACGCCGATTTGGATAAATGCTACGATTTGGTTAAAACCCTTAAACTTAGACGCTTTTCTTGGAAGGACGAAGTAGAAAGTGTACGAGATAAAAATGTTGTTGGTTGGATTGCTCAAGAGGTTGAAGAAGTCATCCCAAAAGCAATCACAACAGTTGATCATAAATATGGTATAGATGATGTGAAATTTTTGAATCCAGATCAAATATATGCCGCAATGTATGGGGCTATTCAAAAACTTATAGAGGACAAGGAACGCCTCGAAGCTAAAATAGAAGAATTATTACAATAATAATTATACACACTTTAATAAAAACCTCCTCATATATTAAATGTCTATAGGGACACCCGCTGGACAGTTAATAATTGAGAATGCAACGGTTTTGACGAACAATATTAATGTTCAGGATAAAATCGGAGTGGCGACTAACCCATTTAACCCCATATGGCCCACGCCACCAACACCATAAGACTTTTCTCCCCCTATAATAGAAATGGCGACCCACATTGTGGACTTCCCATCGGCGCACCTCCGGGCGTCTAAACTTACCGCACAAACCGTCACACAAACTGATGTCCCTGCCTTCCGTGATCAATTGACCGACGGAACCCTTGCTGGCGTGGGAGACATCGACTATAACGCAAATCCGGGTGCTTATGGCGGCACATCATTTGGTACACATACAGATCCACATGGAAAGGTTGAGATAGTAAAGATATCAGACATTACTTAAAAAAAATAAACTCTTAGTATAATATAAAATGTCTGGTGGTATTGCCCAACTTGTTGCGATTGGTGCCCAGGATGCGCACCTGGTCGGTCAACCGGAAGTAAGCTTCTTTCGATCGACCTACAAGCGTCACACAAACTTCTCTCAAACCGTGGAACGTCAGGTGATCCAGGGGAATGTTTCTGATAATGGTATGTCTACGGTGCGGTTCGAACGCAAGGGTGATCTCTTGGGTTACGTGTACTTGACCTCCATCGCATCCAACGCGACGGAAAACCTTGATTGGTCCACCGTGATCGATAAGGTTGAACTCTTGGTCGGTGGTCAAGTCATCGATGAACAAGATGTCTTCTTCACGGACAACATCGCTCCAGACCTCTTGGCGACTGGTCTCGCTAAGTCTGCGGCGGGTTCTCTTTACAATGGTGGTTCTTCCAAGTTCTACCCGCTCAGATTCAGCTTCTGTGAAAACTGGCAGTCGGCTCTCCCGTTGGTTGCCCTTCAGTACCACGATGTAGAACTTCGCATTCGCTGGGCGTCGAACGCCAATGTTGATAGCTCTGCTCGTCGCATCGAGTGCTACGCGAACTACGTGTACCTCGACACGGCTGAACGTGAAATGTTGGCCCGCGAACCGCAACAAATCTTGATCACACAAGTTCAAAAGGCCACGGCCTCTTTGTCCAAGGTGCAAGAACTCAACTTCAACCACCCGGTCAAGTATTTGGCGGCGTCCAACGTTGAGGCCGACAGTGTTCACACGATTGGTAACCGCATCAAGCTCCAAATCAACGGTACGGATGTCACGGACTTCAAGTTCGCCGATCCGCACTACAGCATGGTTTCGTCCTACTACCACATGCCGCACTCCGATGGTACCAACAAGGACAGCCTCTACGCTTTCCCGTTCTGCCTCGACACGTCCAAGTTGCAACCGACGGGTACCCTCAATTTCTCTCGTCTCGATTCCGCTCGTCTCGTGAGCGAAACGAACGACTTCAAGGATAACATTTACGCTGTGAACTACAACATCCTCCGTGTTGAAAACGGTATGGGTGGCCTCATGTACTCGAACTAATTTCTCTTAAATATACGTCATTAAAACATAATACAATGTCTGACCAATCATTATATTATGTTGACTACTAGTAAAAATGAACTTCTGGTTGATTGTCTTTTTAATTGGAGCTGTCTTTGTCTTGACCTACAATCCAAAGTCCAGGACACTCGAAAAGATTGTCCAGGTGCCTTCCAGAGAAGCTCAGTGTGAAGCCGAGCGTTACCAAAGACTTCAATTTATTGAAGCTGAGCACGCCTGTCCAGAAAAGGGTAAGACCAAAATGGGTGCAATTATTTCTGCTTAAAAGTTTTGATCTATAATTACACATAAAGATGCTTTCTTTTGACCGCGAAACCATGATGATTGTAGGCCTTATCGTTTGTCTCGGTGTCGTCGCCTACATGTTTAACGACATGCGACGTACCAAGGAAGACGTGAATGCCGTCAAAACGTTTTCTTTGAATTTGATGAAGAACCTTACGATCGAACACGTCGAACCGGAAACTCCTCAGCCGAAGCAAGAAGTTGCGCCGCCCACTGAGGAGAAAAAGGAAGAATAAACATATCCACTTATTATAACTTGCTAAATGAGCAATGAAAAAATACAAAGCAATAGCGATCCCAGTCACGTTTGAGGGTGACCGGCCCCGATTTCTCACGGTGAGAGATCGGAGATTTAAGGATTGGATTTTTGTCACAGGTGGATGTAGACGTCGAGAAATTTTCAATCCTTTACGATGTGCCCTCAGAGAGTTAGAAGAAGAGACCCGTGGTGTTGTGGCTCTTAAAAAAGGAGAATATACGGAATTTAATTTTACAGTTAAAGAAAATGCAACGACCGATTTGGTATACAACGTGTTTGTCTTTTTTGTAAATTACAAAAGACCTGAGCAATTGGATATGATTAAAAAATTCAATGATGAAAAAATGAAAACCAATTTGAAAAAGATTAACAAGGAACCAATAAAGAAGACATTCGATGAGAATGACTTCATGAGCTTCGATACTCTCGAAGAGTTTAATGTTAGAAAGAGGTGGGACCTCATAATAAAAAATGTAATACAAAATCCAGAATTTTATTCGTGTGTCACTTCGCTTAATAGAAAAACATTTTCTATAAAATAGAATGAAGTCAAAGACTTACATCTTAAAACAAATCAGAGATCTTCTTGTTGATAACAAGGCTTACAGTGAACGTAGAGCAGAACAATACATTGAGAATGTAAAGACTAAGACAGTCTACGAGCTTCTTGTTATTAAAAAGGAATTAGCTTCAGAAAGAAAAGAGCATCACGATGTGTCTTGTATGCGGTCGATAACATATGACTCCCATCAAGATGATTAAAAGAATGACTCTCTAAAATGGTAAGTATGTTTAAGGCATGGTGTTCTAAAAACAAATTCACAAAGGGTGAAAAGCAGAACCGCTCACACGTTCTCATGAATGGTGGTTCGCTTTACATCCCACATGACCGGGTCGGTGAATTTTGTGACGAGTACATCAAGGCTGTGACGAAAAAGGAAAAGTTGTATCTCGTGGAACAAAAAACGCCGACGTACAACTTCTTCTTAGATATTGATTACAAAGATGAAGATGCCATGCAACTCGACTATCTTCAAAAATTGTGTCGGATCATTTGTGACAAAGTAAAAATGTATGGTGGTCGTGATTGTCTCATATGCGTTTCAAAACCCAAAGAAGTCGATGACGGACTCATCAAAACAGGTGTTCATTTAAACTGGTCAAATTTTGTTGTCGATCAAGAAGGTGCCAACAACCTTAGAGATCACGTCATCGCGACTCTGATTTCGGTGTTCAAAAATAAAAATTGGAATCAAATTATTGATAATTCTGTCTACGGTGACACAAAAAAACGAACAGCCGGGAGTGGGTTTCGGATGCCATGGTCATACAAGAAGGGAAAGCATATCGCATGTCAGGGACAAGGATGTTCGGAGTGTGACAATACCGGAAAGATTACCGAACCCCCGTATCTTCCAATCTTCAAATATGTATATGGACATGTCATGTGTCGTATGGATACACTGTCACAAGATCCATCGGTTGATATTCTAAAAGACTCCATTGTTCGGACAGACGTGACAGAAGTTACAACTGTTCCAGCGATCGATGGTAACAAGAAGAACGAAGGGTCGTTTACCGAAGCTCAAATGAAAGATGAGTTTATGGATGACGAAGCTCGGGCCTACTTGGAAACATTTATTCGTCAAAACATGGAAGGTCAAGAAGATGCGAGGATTACGAAAATGTTTCATCATAAAAATCAATTCTTAGTATCCACAACTTCAAAGTATTGTGAAAATCTTAGAAGATCGCACAATTCAAATCATATCTGGTTTCACTTGATCGGTAAGACCATCACTCAGAAATGTTTTTGTAGATGTGAAACCATCAGGGGGCGATTCCATGGGTTTTGTGCAGACTTCAGGGGACGTGCACACACGTTAAACGATACGATCGTTTCCAAGTTGTATCCAGATGTAAAACCTCCAGTCAGACCTAAAACACCACCACAGAAAGCTCCAGTTGAAACAGACAAAGCTGTCGAAACTCTTAATGCATACATCAATAAA